ATCAGAAGCACCAGTACCACCGTCTGCTACAGCAAGATCGGTAATACCAGCAATAGAGCCGCCAGTAATCGCTACAGCATTAGCTTCTTGATTCCCTAGAGAACCAACAACCTTTTGTACCGTTGATCCATCACCAACATAGAGTTTCTTGTCCGTTGTGTTAACGGCTAATTGTCTATTCTCTAGTGAGGTAGGTACTGACCCTGCTGTAGAAGATCCTTTGATCTTAACCGCCATGTCTAGTCCTCTTTAGCGTTTTTAGCGACCTTCTTAGATTCTACTTTTTTCTCTTCTTCTTTTACTTCTTCGTAGTCAGGATGGATACGCATTTGTTCAATGTCGTATTCATACTCAACATTCATTAAGTTATTAGACCACTTACAACGAAAAGTAACCATGATGTGACCTTATGAAAAGAGGACCACCGAAGTAGTCCCCTTTATTGTAGCTTTTAGCCTGGAATGATCAAGGCAACAGCAGCATCGTTACGAAGCTCTGCAACACCGTAGAGGGTGTCAGCAGTGTACAACGTAGCAAGGTACTCTTGCTTGTACTGAGCTTGCGAACGAACAGCCATTTGCTCTGCAAGAACCATTGCATCCTTGTGGAACATCAAGCAAGCACGAGGAGCGGTACCAGAAGAGCTGTAAGCGGTGTCAGCATTGCTGCTAACATACACTTTAACGCCGTATACATCACCGATCTGACCGTTACGGATGGTGTTATTGTTGCCTTGCTCACCAACGAAAGCCTGCTCAGTGAAACGAGCAAGACCCATAAGGGTGTTACGAGCAACAGGAGGAATAACCAAGTAACGGCTATCTTGAGGAACGTTAGCATCATCAAGACGCTGGATCGAACGGCGGATAGCTGCGTCAGTCAATGCAGTTGCGTTACCAGCACCAGCACCACCAACGAATGCAGTAGTACCATCACCACCGATGAAGGCAGTAGACGTACCGGACACAGAATAGTCACCAGTTGCGCCAGCAGCGTGGCTGCCCTGGAACAGACGACCGATCTGGATCAGGTCACTATCAACTTGCGTAGCAAGAGCGTAACCAGCATCTTCGGTGTAGAAACGACGAAGCGAAGCAAGAGCCTGAACTTCAACGATGTCTTCGATAAGACGTGAGTATTCGTAGTGCTTGTTGATGTTAACTTGCACTTCAGACTCAACGTTAGCCTGAATCGTAACAGCAGTGTTAGCTGCTTTAGCGAATGCTGCTCCACGGGTGGGGCTAGGAATGTGGAGAACATCGCCTTTCTTACCACGCATGGTCATCTTGTTGACGAGGTTCGCCATGACCAGTGCTTTCTTGTAAGAAGCGATGATTTCATCTGACCAAATCTCTGGGATAAATTTATCCGCATTGGTCTTGTTAACAATGGAGGAACTACCTCCAGGATAAGCTGCTGATGCCATTTTAAAGTCCTTTAAGTTGGGTTATCGGACCCTACCTTCGTTATAGGCTGAGATGATGTCATCTTGTAGTGCCATGTAACGCTCAGGGTCAGTCATTTGGAGCCGAATAAGATCTGCTCGACGATAAATTTTCTTGCTCGTTTCACCAGTAGCGCCATCAACTGCTACTGTAGCTGCTTTAAGTGTTTGACTGCGTTGTTCCTGAAGCTGTTGTGCTGCTTGCTGAACAGTGTCCTGCTTAGCTTTCTTCAATGCTTTGAAGTTAGACAACAACTCATTAGCGGAGTCAAAATCAAACTGCTTATCTGCTGCTACATACAATCGTTGACGTACAGGTGACTCATTAATCCACCCAGCAAACTCAGGATCAGCGATGATCTGTGTGTAATCAGGATGAGTTTGAGCTAGCCTGTTTGCTGTTTGCATCCTCACCATTTGTGCTGCAGTTTGTTGTGCTTGCACCACTGCTGGATGAGTTTCAACAGCTTTATTTACTGCCTTAACAGGATCGGCAAAGAAGTCTGTATCATCTTCGACGGCTTTAACAGGTTGATCCTGTGGTGTGATTTGTCTTTTGATGAGTTCATCAGCAAGCTTCCGTACTTCACCTACTTCCTGTGCTTGACGACCAATTAGCTTTTCAGCTTCTTGATGCATCTTAATAATGTCATCCAGTGATTTACCCTTATACTTCTCAGGGATCGCTGGTTCTTCAGGTGTTGGTGGGGCTTCAGCCTTTACTTCTTCAGCTTGAAACTCGTCTTGTACATCATCAATAGAATCTACAAATTCAGCCATCTGCTTCTCCTAGTCGGGATAACCCAATTGTTAGGAATTAAAAGGAATCTAA